CAATGACTCAGACGGCTCAAGTTCCGGTGACAGGGAACTTGTTGTCCCGCGGCTTGGTTGTAAGCATGGTGGTGTCCCTTCTACCGCTTTGCTGAACAAAGCAGCCGCAGCCGAGTCGCTTGAGTTTGAGACTACATCTTACCAAGTGATTTGTCCTTTACATTCGAATCCAATCTTTCGTGCTGTTGTTTCTCATGTCTCGCTGTCTATTGGCGGGATTAATTTGAGAATGCTACCTGTGTCTGAGTGTTTTTGGCTCGACACTCCTGCAGCTTCTGATTTGTGGAAGTTGGCCGGTTATCCTGCGGGGGTGACTACGGCTGACGTCTTCTTTGATGGCACACACCGAGGATTCCCGAAGGATTTGTATCCTACTACTGTGAACCACCTTCACCAGGTGAGTAATGCTATTAGGTGCAATACCCCGGGTTTTTCGCCTCCCCCGTCCACTGGAACTCCAGTCCCGCCTGTGATCGAGTTCACCGAAGAGATTCCCGACCTATCGTATGGTTCGTTGAGAATATCTCCGATGTCCAGGCTGTTCTGCGCTCTGGGGGAGTTGTTGCTTTGGAGACAGCCCTCGTGGCTGCGAATGTTTGTCAGGCTGCTTCAAGTGGCGTTCTTCATCATGGGGGTGGAGTTCGTCTTCTCGAGCGGCATGACCGCTGTCATTGTCGGAGTTTGTATGCTTGTCACTGCCTCTTGGAGGGCTTCATACAGGGCTCCCACATATCTACACACTGTACGTTGCCTGTCTGGAGGGCTTCGTACATTACCGATTACCAATCTAGATGCTAGGCCTGCTGTGCTTCAATTCGGTCCCGTGAAACAGCAGCCTCAGATTGGCTATTTCGAGCATCTCATCAACATCCGCTACCTGCCTTACAAGCGGCGTGATGTTTATGAGGCATTTACTTTCATGTCATTGGCGTTTATTGCTTGTTTGCTGTTCACGTCTATTGTCATCATCTGCTGGCCTTTTGGTTATAGATCGTCATATGAGTCAAATCTAGTGTCGTACTGTTCCCTGAATGCGGGTGGTGTGCCGTCGAGTCCTCTTGAGTACTCTGATTGCCTTGAAAGGTCACTTCGTGTAGCGAGAGAGAAGGGTTGGTTACCCCTCTATCGCCAACAGCACTGGTCGGACTTGGGCTGGACTGAAATTTCGTCGTATGCAGAGACCCCTCTGAACTCGTCGTTATACAAATTTGGGTGCACATCTGTGCTCATTGTCCTAGTTCTGACTCGGTGGCTGAAGGGGTGGCGTACTGCGATCATACCATTCAATCCGAGGAAGCATCCTCACTCGGATTTGACTACAATGGTTGGTCAGCCCTTTGCCGTTGATGTGGCCTCTATCCGGAGTGCTAATTCAACGCGGATCTTTTCCACCTCCTTGGGGGCCAAGGCGGTGAAGACGGCCATGACTGCGTACCTGCAGTCGGCCACGCACATCAATGTTGACAGACATGATGATGCCCTGACGGAGATTGTGCCGGG